TGCCGACAGACTGTTTAATACTTTGGGCGAAATGAAAACTGCGGTCGCTTACGTTTCTGAGCGTGTTGACTACCATGTTGGCGAGCAGGCTAGAGAGACCAAGGAGCTACGCAAGCGCCTTGAAGGCTGATTGCCGTTGGCAGTCTAATGTGAGACCTTTTACTTGCTATGGCTGCGAAGAAGCGCAAGACGGCGGACTTCTATAAGTCTAATCCTGAAGCTTACAAGAAGAAGCTGGCCTACGACAAGAAGCGCAATGCAACTCCAGCACGCAAGAAGTATCGCGCTGACCTTGCTGCTGAGCGTCGTGCTCGCGGCATTATGGGCAAAGGTGGTCCGGATGTCTCTCACGTTAAGGGTGGTGGCTACAAGCTTGAGAATGCTAAGAAGAATCGTGCTCGCAATGGGTCGGGCAAGAATGCCCGCCTGGCTAAGGGCAAGGGCACCACTAAGGCCAAGTCCCGCACCTACAAGTCCCGGAGCAAGAAGAAGTGAGCAGCGCACAAAGGAGAGATCCCAAGAAGTGGAATGCGGCCAAGGCCAAAGCTAAGGCCAAGATGGGCGGTAAGTGGAGTGCTCGCGCAGCACAACTTGCCGTCAGCTACTACAAGAAAGACGGTGGTGGCTATCGCGGCCCCAAGAAAGCCAGTAACTCGCTGAGCAAGTGGACCAATCAGAAGTGGCGCACCCGTGACGGGAAGAAGGCTGAACGTACCGACAGCAAGGGTCGCAAGGTGACAGCTCGCTACCTGCCCGATAAGGCCTGGAAGTCCCTGAGCAAGTCACAGGCAAAGGCTACTGACGCCAAGAAGCGTAAGGCCTCAAAGACCGGCAAGCAGTTTGTCGGGAACACTAAGAAAGCAAAACGTGCCGGGAAACGCGCCCGGAAGTAATTATGGCACCCAAGAAGCCTGCCCGCAAAAAAGATCCACGCCTGGCCCGTGCCGGTGTGTCTGGATACAACAAGCCCAAGCGCACACCCAATCACCCCAAGAAGAGCCACGTTGTGGTTGCCAAAGAGGGTGACAAGGTGAAGACTATTCGCTTTGGCGAGCAGGGCGCCAAGACCGCGGGCAAGCCCAAGGCCGGTGAATCCTCTCGCATGAAAAAGAAGCGTGCTAGCTTCAAGGCTCGCCACGGTAAGAACATTGCCAAGGGCAAAATGTCGGCAGCCTATTGGGCTAACCGCGTTAAATGGTGATCTAAAGGAAAACTATGGCGTTACCACTCTCTACGGCGAAAGCCGCTAAAGACATGCCTGCAGGAAAAGGAACTTACGGTTCAAAGCGCGGTCGTCCCGCCAAGAAGAAGACTGCTCCCGCCAAGGGTAAAAAGGGTCTTCCCCCCGCACTCGCTAAAAAGGCTGCTGAAGTGAAGGCTAAAGGCAAAAAGGCCCCCACTAAGGGAGCCAAAAAGATGCCTGCTTTCCTGAAGAAGAAATCTTCAAAAAAGTGATCGGGCAATAGTTCCAATCGCCAACACAAAAAACAAGCTTCCTAGAGCTACTGTGCTCCAAGCCCTCTGCTTCATTGCGCTGGGGGCGAGGAGCATTTCTCCTATTATGGTGCAGCAGGCCCCAGGTACGACAATACCTCTTTCAAAGAAGAGGTAGGAGCCAACGAAGCACAGGTTGGAGAAGTGGCGGCAAGTGTCACGCCAGTCGGTCTTGTAGTTGTTCATGCCCAAGGCCAAGAGAGTTCGATGTCGCCGCGCCAGACATTCTCGTCAATCGGGTTCTTGTCGCAGTACTCGCGGAAAGTCTGCTGCATCTCCTCTAAAGGGATACCCAGCCGATTGGCCATGACCTTGACATTACTCTGTCCCCGGAACAGGATCTGACAGGCTTCAAGAGTCGTTATCGGGGCTGTAGAAGTCATGTGAGAGTCTCATTTCACCACCCAAGGCGGTTTCGCCTTTCAGGGTCTCGGTGAAGGTTGGCTCTTCCATACTAACGGGCTCAGGGTTAAGTTCTGCAACCTGACGATCCACGTCGGCCATTGTTATGCAGGTTCTGTAATCAACCCAGTAATCAAACCAATAGTCGTGGCACATGTTGAGCCACTTGTTGTCCCGCATGATGCCGCGGTCCCACATGCGACGAATGATGTCGACAGCAAGACCGCGCCAACAGAGGCAGGTCATCACTCTTCGTCCTTTTTGTAGGGGAAGGCGACCTTTAGAGCTTCGAGCACGGACTCAACGATACCGTTACCCTTCAGGGGGGTAAAAGGCAGGATCTCTGAAACGACGAACAGAACGAGGCCGGCAATAGCAGCGACTTCCATGATGGTGGTGAATATACTCGCACTAGAATGCCTATCGGAATCATAGACAGAGCTTGAGAGCCCTATGATTTATTCGTCTGACGACATCTATAGGTTGCTGCAGTCGGATGCGATGATCCGGCAGGAGGCGACTGTCAGGATCGTCAATGGGACTCCTGGATTAGATGTGGAGGAGAGCTTCTACATTTACGTGGACAAGTATCCGTCTGTCGAAGACTTTGAGGCCATCTGGAAGGTCTGGATCTTGGACAACAGCAACATGGGTTCGTATGTACTCAATACGATGACCGCCCTGTTGCCTGGTTTCGATTTTGTCCGCCCCGGCACATACGAGGTCAAAGAATTCTTCGTCGAAGGCAAGACTGTAGAGAAGCCACAGGTCGAAATCGAGAGAGAAGGTGCCGCAGCGGAGCGCAAAGAGTTCCAGGACCGCTTCAGCGCCCTCCACAAGGAGCTAGAAGCCCGCTTAGGCATGTTGCGTGACGGATTGGACGGTAAAGACGGTTTAGACGGCTTAGACGGGCGTGACGGGAGAGATGGGCGTGATGGCAAGGACGGGCGAGATGGAAAGGATCTGCAGGCCACTGACGTGCAGCTGTTTGATCTAAAAGACGTGGAGCAATCTCCACTGCCATTCAAGAAAGGCCAGGTTCTTATGTTTGATGGCCAAGGCTGGACGAATCTGTACGTCCCGCAGGTCTCCTCCATGTTCATGGGTGGCGGCGGAGAAGGTGGCGACGGCGAGACCGTTATCATTGCAGACTCTGCGCCCACTACGCGAGAAGACGGCTCTGAGTTGCAGGATGGTGATCAGTGGTGGTCCAGTTCCGTTGGCCGCATGCACATCTACTACGTGGACGAAGATAGTGCTCAGTGGGTGCAGTCAAGTGGCGACGGCGGCACAGGTATTGAGGACGCCCCCAATACCGGCCAATACTACGTGCGCAAGTATGGCGAGTGGGTTCGTTTGGTAGATGCACTGGCAGAGCTAGGAATCACGGCACCCTAAAACATGGCTTATCAGTTCCCTGCTAATCCAACGCCTGGAGATACGTTCGACAAGTTCACTTGGAACGGAAGCTCCTGGGCCCTGACCGCGCAAGGCGGTGGCGGCAACGGCAGCTTTGATGGCTTGATTACAGACTTATATGGACCGACTGTAGAGTCAGATCCGATACCAACCAACTACAGCCTGCTCGTGGTTGACAAGGACTCAGGCGAAGTTAAGACGGTCGAGGATTACGATTACCTTACACCCGAGTGAGAAACCGGGAGCCTAGTGTAGCGGCTTTATCCCGCTGACCCCTAGCTAGGTAAATCATGGCATCATTTAAGGTGAGTCAGTTCACCGGCGTAACCAACTCGACAGATGATTCTCTGTTGATGTTGGCCTACACCGCTGACAACGGCTCGACATATCAAACCCGTAAAATTCGAGTCGCCGACCTGCTCGACGACATCGCCCAAGACTCTGATCTTTCTGCCCTGGTAACGCTGACGGGCGTTCCCGCTGGTAGCGCCGATCTGGGCACCTTCACTGGCGATACAATCGCCGACTCCTCTACCATCAAGGGCGCCCTGCAGGCCCTCGAAACCGCTCTTGAACTTAAGCAAGGCGCTCTAACCGCTGGCAACGGCATCAACATTGACGGCAGCGGTAACGTTTCTGTCAAGATTGCCTCAAACAGCTACCTGGAGTTCATTGGTGAGACCACCGATGAGCTGGCAGTCAAGGTTCTTGACGAGGACGACCTCGTTAGCAACAGCGACGCCCACCTCCCGACCCAGCAGTCCGTCAAGGCTTACGTCGACACCAGCGTCGCAGCCCTGGGTACTATCGCCAACGATGACTTTGTCAAGAAGGATGGCTCCACCGCCTTCACGGGCGACCAGTCCATGGGCGGCTTCAAGCTGACCAACCTGGCAACCCCGACCCAGGACTCTGATGCTGCGACCAAGCAGTATGTGGACCTGGCCGTTCAAGGCCTGGACGCAAAGCTGTCCGTTCTGGCTGCTACCACCGGCAACATCACCCTGAGTGGCGTTCAAACCATTGACGGCGTAGCCGTTGAGTCCGGTGACCGCGTTCTCGTCAAGGATCAGACCGACGCCTCTGAGAACGGCATCTATGTCGCCGCAGCAGGCGCATGGGCCCGCTCAGAAGACGCTGACGGCAACCCCAACGGGGAAGTCACCAGCGGCATGTTCACCTTCGTCGAAGAAGGTACTGTCAACCAGTCCACTGGCTACGTCCTGATCACCACTGATCCGATCGTTGTTGGCACCACTGATCTAACCTTTACTCAGTTCTCCGGCGCTGGATCTGCAGTTGCTGGTACTGGTATTGACATCAGCGGTAACGTCATCAGTGTTGACCCTGCCGTCCTGCAGGACATCGCTGACCTGGCGACCCTGTCCGGCATGCCCGAGAACAGCACCGACCTCGGACTGTTCACCGGTAGCACGATTGTTGACAACTCTACGGTCAAGGCTGCCCTTCAGGCTCTGGAGACAAAGGTTGAGCAGAACACCTCTGCTAGCGACAACAACTCCACGACTCTGGCTGATCACGAGACTCGCATCACGGCTAACGAGACTGCAATCTCCACTCTGCAGTCTGGTGCTTCCGGTACAGCCACAGACATCTCGGACATCCTGACTACCATTGGCACTGCCGATGGGGACACGGACCTGGGCACGTTCACCGGCGCAACCATCACCGACAACTCCTCCGTCAAGGTTGCTCTGCAGGAGCTGGAGACAGCCCTGGAGACCATCGGTGCAGAAGCTGGCGACAACACCGCCGTCTTGGCCAACCAGACTGAGATCGCTGCCTTGCGTCAAGCACAGGGCACTGCCAACGGTGACACCAACCTGGGAACCTTCCCTGGTAGCACCATCTCCACGAACGTCAGCGTCAAGACTGCCCTGACCGAACTGGAAGCCGCTCTGAACACCCTGCAGGGTGACGTGACGAACGGCAACTTCATCTCCACCGGAGACAACATCAACGAGCTGGTTGGTAGCCAGGTCGCTGAGACCGAGCCTGCCAACTACCTGTTCCTGGTGGTTGACCAAGGCGATGGTAGCATCAAGGCTATCGACAAGACCTTCATCGAGACCGAGGAATCGGCCTGATCTTGAGGGTTATGACACGAGGGGCCTCCGGGCCCCTTTTTTAATGGATCGGCATCCTAGCAGAGCTTAGGTAACTGCTATGGCTCCGAGGGACGAGTTAGTACAGCTCATAGAGGCATACGCTGACGCCAAGGTGTCTGGCAATCAGATTCTGCGTAACATGATTGGCGAACGTTTGGGTCAATGGCTAAGTAAGCATGACATTGTGGCTCCTGTTGCCGTTCCGGCGGAAGTAAAGGCCGCTATCGACAGCGCCGTTGGGAAGACTGAAGCCGTAACAGAGGGTACAAACCCATGAAGATCAGTGGATTCCAGGGAGTCAACGACTCCAGCGATGACAGTCTGCTTATGCTGTCCTATACGGACGATGGCGGAGCGACTTACAAGACGCGCAAGATTAGGATCCAAGATCTCATCGATGACTTCGATGTAGAGGATCTTGCCAACGTGGATGGCACCGTCACCCGACTTGACGGTCAAGTGCTTACCTGGAACGAGGCTACTGGTCAGTGGCGTCCTGAGGATGCACAAGTCGGTGGTGGCGGGCTTAATCCTGGAGACAATGTCTCCGAGCTGGTGAATGATGCAGGATACTTGGTCGCGACTGACGCAGCGGTCCCTGGCTATACGCTACTGGCTCTGAACAACCTCAGAGTACAAGAGGGCAACATCGGTCGAACCGTTCTCGCCGTTGGCTATGTTGGCTCAACCTATGTGCAGTCAGATCCCGGTAATCCCAAGCCGTTCGAGGAGCGTGGCGCCGTGCAGGTCACCAGTCTTGGCGATGGTAATGCCGTGCTGGTTTACGAAAACGGCAATGACTACCTGAATGCCATCCCTTCTCAGGGACCATTCTTCCTGGCAGACGGCGAAACCTTTGTTATCGAAGTGTGTGAGCCTGGCAATATCATCACAATGTCGGAGGGTGGTTACGGCTACTCCGAGCAGCGAAGCCAGCCTGGCAGCTCTACCTACGAGTCACCGATGCCACTGCTCTCTCTGGGCTTAGCGTTCCGCGATACGTTCTTCTATGGGTTTCGCAACTGCCAAGACCCGAGCGGAGCCAATCGTGGCTTGGTTCATGTCGTATGTGGTCCCGTTCCTTCGACGATCAAAATAGAGGATGGCCTGACAGGTGCAGCTATCAACGGACAAGAGAACATTGAGATGACTCCTTTCTCAAGGACCACACTGGTTCTTGATGGCAATCAGGAGTATCGAATCAGGGCGACAGAGCCCGTGATGGCTTGCACTCATGCGCACATGGGCTCAGGTGTCGAGCGCTTCTACGACAGTCGCTTGATCATGCCTCTGACCAATGACGGCATCACCTGGCCCAGGTCTGCCAATATGTCGAGCCTTTACCAAAACTGCCTGGTTAGATACTACAACAACAGCGCTATCACCGGCAGCAATAACACCGTGCCCGGACAGTTCACAATTCAAGGCCCAGGATTCCCTGTCGACATCGACGGTCCCGACGGTACTGGCGCAAACCTCCCTGACTACGATCCAAGGGGTGCAACTCGATTCCTGGCTGAGGGCCTGGTTTCCGCTTACTCTGGCGCTGACGGCAGCGGCCTGGAAGCCACTCCGATGATGCCGATTTCTGCTATGGCACAGAAGGTACCCATTGTGGGAACAATTGTCAACTCGGGCACAGCCAGGGCTAACGGAATCGCAATTGCCAGTCCATTCGAGGGCACCTGCCGCCTTTATGAGTTTGATCGGGCTACCCGTAGCCTCGTGCTTCGCCAGGTCGTTGATCCCACTACTGGCCAGCTTGTAGACGACATTACCCTCGAAAGAAGGACCGGAGTCACCTACACCACTGAACTGGACCAACGCGCTCCCGCGTCTGCGACGATCCAGTCTACTGCGGGCGCTGCCGGGTCTGGCTTCTATGGTTTTGAGGTCGGCTCTCCCTCGTTTGAAGGCGGAATTCTGATCTCCAATGTGCCTGTTACCGTTGTCGTTAATAATACGCAAAACGTGCCAAACACGGCGGAGGTTCAGTATCCAAGCAGTGAGGGTAACTTGGTGCTCGGTGTTCGAGCAAAGAGTGACGAGACATTGATGGTTGGAACTACTCCGGAAGAAATTCGCCTCAACGTCAGACTGGCTCAAGACACGCTCTACTATCGCCAGACTCTACAGGCTGGTGGAAACGAAGTCTGGATCAGGGCCTGATTGGCATAATAGAGGACGAGTAGCGCCCTGTCAAATGGCCGATCAGATTAACGTTTCCTTATCGACGATTAGAGCTATCGATGGGATCTCCACTCACGCAAAGCGCGTCAACATGACTCCGGAGGCTTACTGCCTCCACTTGTTGCGCCTGGAGGGTGAGCGCAGGGCTGACCAGTACAGCATCGGTGCCATTGCTTCTTCTCAGCTGTTGCTTCGCTTTACCGACGCAGAGCTGTCCAACATTCGCTTCTTTGCGGATTCCGAGGACACCATCGTCTGGCCAGAGCTTCCTGCAGATTGGGACTGGGAAGATCCTAACATCAATCAAGAACTGGCCGCGGCACAGTTAGCTGCAGAGGAGCAGCTAATGATCTACCGTACTGTGCAGGGACTGCTCAAGCGCATCGGTGAGCAGCCTGTCGTTCGCCTGGATGACGAAGAGCTAATTACAGGCATGCAACTGCTGGTCAGCCTGTCTCTTCTGGCGCCGGAACGTGTAGCCGAGATCCTGTTCTACAAGCGCCCTAACGTATAGGCACACTACGTCAGCTAAATGTACATCCATGGCTGACGCACAATTCTGGCAAGAGTTCTACGACCTAGGGAAGACTGCGGGAGCTAAGTTCCCAGAGCTGGTCTCAGCTCAAGCAGCCTTGGAATCGGCATGGGGTGAGCACCTGTCCGGCAAGAATAACTACTTCGGCATCAAGGGCTCGCCCGGTACGGTCGTCACTACCCAAGAGTGGGTCAACGGTGAGTTCGTTACGATCAAGGATGAGTTTAAGGACTTCGACTCCGCCTTGGATTGCGTGCGCCATCTGGTCAACCAGTGGTACAAAGACTACAAGCAGTGGGAGGGAATCAACCGCGCAGCAGACAGAGAGGAAGCGGCATGGCTCCTGAAGGAAGAGGGTTACGCTACTGACCCCAAGTATCCCCAGAAGCTCATCGGCCTGATGGATGCTAACCAGCCAGAGCAGGAAGAGAAGAACGGATACTTCCTCCTTGATGCTGTCAAGTACTACAAGGAAGAGCCTCACCAGATCGAAGCCTGGATGATGTTGGAGGAGAACCTTGAGCCGGAGGTACTTGAGGCATTCAAGGAGGCGTACCGCAACTCTGCTCCTGAGGTCGTTCTACCTACACCGGAGCCACTGGATCCCGAAAGCGCTCCCCAGGCGTTCCCGCTTCCTGTCCCGTATTTCTATCAGCATGATTCTGCTACTTCTCACGGCGGCCGCATGTGCTTCACGAGTTCGATGGCAATGGCCCTCGACTACATTGACCCGGACAAGATCGACGGGGATGATGACTGGTACCTCAGCATTGTGCTCTACTATGGTGACACTGTCTCTAGTGATGCTCAGGTCAAAGCAGCTAGATCTCTGGGTTATGGGGCAGACTTCCACACCGACGGCACTCAAGCACGCCTAGAGGAACTGCTTAACAAAGGTCAGCCTGTGCCTATCGGGATCCTGCATCACGGCAACGTGGATTCGCCTACGGGCGGCGGTCATTGGGTTTGCCTGATCGGCCACGACGAGAAGTATTTCCACGTGCATGACCCGGCGGGCGAACTCAATCTGATCGGTGGAGGTTATCCTAAGTCAGGTCCGACTGACGGCAAGAACCAGCGCTACACCAAGGAGAATCTGATGAAGCGTTGGCTGATTGCTAATGACCATGACGGCTGGTACATGGATGTGCGCTGATTTTTAGGAACACTTTTCTCGGAACTTTTAATCATCATGTCACATGACGTAAAGAAGACTCAAGCAGTCCTCTCTTGGCTCCCAGGATATATGTGGTCTTTCGGGACCTTGATCAGCACCGGCGGAGCGCTGTCTCCCACCATGCACCTAGACCCCGAGACCGGCGAAGTAAAGTACTACGTGCGTCCCATCTTCCGCGATGGCGCAAACACCGGCCTGTTTCTTAGGAAGAAGGGTATCGAGGATGCGATCCGCCGCGGCGAATTCTAGATAAAACAAAAGGGGGCCGAAGCCCCCTCTTGCACCCCTGTCGAACCTCATGCCGGGTTCTCTTCATTATAGCGTGTCAGTCAAGCTCGTCGAGTCCGTATTCCAGGCCTTCGATTGATTCCACCACACCGCGCAGGTAGTTGTGAACAGCCTCTTCTTGCCAACCAGCCTCTACAATCAGAGCTTCACCCACAACGTTGATGGCTTCGGTGTGCTGCTCGGTCCAATCACCAAGTTCGATGGCGTGGTCACGTAGCTTGACCGCTGTGCTCATCAGAGCCAAAGTGCGACCACTAACCGCTTCTTGCTGTGCTTCTTCTGCCTGACGCATCGAATACTCAAAGCGCTCATTATCTGCAAGGCGCATGCCCAGAACGCCCAGGCCAGCGACTCCTCGCTTCATCCAGTTAACCAGCCACATCTGAAAAGCAAGGCTCCAGTGGGACGTAAACGTCAGAACGCGAATCCCGGCGTAGCTGATGTTGGCTGCTGTATGAAACAGGAACTTCCTCATTTGACTAGCTATCGCTACTATCAGGATACCACCGTACCTGTTAAGTCCCGGCGAACCGAGCTATGGGGGTAGTCCATCTGCAGGATTGACACGTCAATAAAGCCACGGACTCCTTTGAGGCGATCGTTTTCCCAGTAGGCTTGGCGGCCACGAGTCTTGGCGTGCCAGAACTCAAGGTTGCGCACTTTGTTGCTGGCGTCTTCCTCCTGGACGGGCTCTTTGCGGACAATCCACACAGCGTGGCTGACGTGAGACAGAGCGTCAGTACCACGGATCTGATCAAGTGTCGGAGGAGCCTTCTTGCTCATGACGTCCATACCGACCCGGTTCATCTGAGCCAGGACGATCAGGTCGATCTCCAGCTCCTTGGCAACGTTCATCAGTTTGTAAGCACGCTCTTCGAGCATTGCAGCTTCAGAACTAGGTGCACCTTTGTGACGAGCCAGCACGTGGAAGTGGTCCACTACCGCTGCACGCAAATCAGGGTTCTTTGCCTTCATGGCACGCAGGGAGTTAATCACTGCATCCACGTCAGCACCCCAAGGGTCTTCGACGATCATCTTGCCGCCGTTCTCCTGGATGACATTGGCAGCTTGCATGATGTTGAAGCTGACCTGCTCACGATTGGAGCCGGGTGACTCGATGTCTGCCACTTCAACCCAGTTGGTGTTGGGGTTGGCTTGGTGTGCCGCGGCAGCCCAGATACGTGCGTAGATGGCAGACTTGTCAAGCTCAGCGGAGATAAAGCCAACCTGTAGTCCACCGATGGCCAGATTCACGGCAGCGTAGACACCCAGAATGGTTTTACCCACACCAGTTCGCGCCGCAAGTGTAAACAAGCGACCACCAGCCGATTGGCCGGGCAGGCGCACACCGCCTTCCATGTCCAGATCCATTGCAGGCAGACCAGTGCTTACAGGGGCAATCTGCTCACGAGCGTTCATGATCTGATCGATGATCGACACGTTGCCGTTGGTGGGGTTCAGTAGATCCTCGATGGCGTCGACCGCATTACCCTGCTGTCCCACGGATCCACGAAGCATGCCCAAGGCACGCATCAGCTCCCGCTGCTGTTCTTCGATTGCTTTCTCCAGCTTAGTGTCGGAGCGGATCGATTGCTCTGCCAGGTGTTGTGCAGATGAGAATGTAGCTCGTGCACGCTGCTGGCGCAACAGGTCCAGCGCCACGTCCCACTCGGACTCGCCGTCACCGTAGGTCGCCATGGTCTCAGGGTCTGCCAGGTGAGCCACTGCCTCGTTGAACTCGATGGTGGCGATGCCTTGGCCGGAGTGGTTGCGAGCGTAGGAGGTGATCAGCGTTTCGCGGCTGATCAGTGCAACGTCAGCGTCGCCCATGTAGATCTTGTCGATCAGGCCACCCAGTGCCTTAAAGACAGGAGTTGACCACAGCTGGTGTGGCAGAGACTGACCATGACCAACACCCACAGCGACTCGCAAGTCTGACCACAGCTCACGGGCTTTACCTGTCGGGCTGGTCAGGATGCGGCAAAGCACGATAGCTTCTTGGTCCTTGGTGTCATCTTGCTCTGCCCGTGTCGTTGGCTGGATCTTCTCGATAATGCGAGACACGCCCAGGACGGTCTCGACTTCTTCGGTGCCAACACCGGTGATCTTCTCTCCGTCAGAGCGGAGCAGGCCGAGTTCGACGGCCTTCTGGATGTAAAGCGGGAAATCAGGCATGAAGTCAGGGGAGGTAGCGGAACTTGGGGTTGTTTAGCTTATGGGTCCAGTGTATCGGCTTTGCCCGTCCTGTCAAGAACCAGACGAACGCAGTGCCGTCGATTACGCCCTTGTCAGAGTCCCAGGCTTCGTCCTCGGTCTCGACCTCGATGAACTTAACCTCAGTTATACCAAGGCCAGCGTCCAGTCGGTACCACTCCAGGAAGGCCTCGGGCGTGCTGTCGAAGCCAGCAGATGCAGCCTGCTGTGTGCCGCCGAGGTTGTAAAGTTTCTCAACGTTGATGAACTTGCGATCATCTGGCTGGCCGAAACCGAACACGCTTGGCGCCTTCATGTTGACCTTCTTGGACCACCAGCCATCAACCTTGGCTCCGTTCAGGACGCGCTTCATGAAACCATCGTAGTCGTCTCGGTCGTGGCCCAGTCGCTTGGTGTGTGACTCGATTGCAATGTACAGCGGGGGAGAGATTCTGCCGTCAAGTGCCATCCAGTTCTCAGGCTTGTGCTTGTTCCACGCTTCCTTGATCAGGATCTCGCGGTCAGCTTGCTTGAGGTTAGTGGGCTTCCGGTTTGGAAGCTTGTCTTGCTCAGCGGCAATGTATTTTTCCGGAGCAGGTTTTTCGGGCTCTTCGACCGGAATGACCGGCGTAACGAGGATGTCTTCCACCACACGAGTGGGCTGGATGCGTGCTTCAGGAATCAAAAGCTCGATGCTGTTCCGCAGTCGGATGCAGCCACCGGCTTTCTCCAGGCGCTTGACCGCCTTGACGAGATTGGCGTACGACACACCGAGTTGACCAGCGACGGTGGCCAACCCACCACGAAGTTCGCAGGACTCGCCGTCTCGCATGCAGCTGGCCAGCTGAAGCCAGGTGATCTTCTCGCCAGCCGACAGAGGGCAAGCAAGCAGTTCGTTCGGGGCTTTGGTGAAGCCTCGCTTGGGCGATGGCCCAGAAATGAGCATGGGAATACTTAGCGGGGTACTAACAATCTACCAGGAGGTGGACTCGTTGTCTACGTCGACTCGTTGTCTACGTGGACGAGGTGTCCAGAAAAAGTGGACTCGTTGTCCAGTCAAAAGTGGACATCCAGTCCAGTACATCTATATACAGACTTTCTAGAAGACTGTTTACTTCGTAAACCAGACCGCGTGTGCGTGTATGAAAAGGATTCGCTGGACAGAGGCAAAGCTCGCAGAGGTCACGCCGCTGTACGAGAATGGCGGTGAGCCGATCGGCCGGTTTTTGATCTACTGCCCCGAGAAGGAGCCTGAGATCTGGAAGATGGTCAGTGGCGTCACGGGCTGGAAGCGTTGGCACCTGGCTGCCTTCCGTCGGATGTGGAAAGACCGCAACCCAAAGGACTGGAAACGGATCAACGACACTGCCTACCAGCGCAAGCGCAAGCGCAAGGCAGCGGCACAAGCTAGGATGGAGAAGATCGAGAACAGGCATCGCCTGATTGCTCAACACCGCAAAGCCCTCAAAGACGAGGACACGAAGTGAAAGCCATCGCGTTTCAAGCATTTGCCTACGGCTACGCCCTCTGGACGGCGCTGATCGTTCCGTGCGTTACACAGCCTGCAAACTGGAAGTATTGTTTCAACGACTGGGATGTCTGGCTCTACCCCGAGCTTGTCAGGGGGTGGGAGCTTTGGACAGGGATTGAGGTGCCATATTCCGCCGAGCATGATAGACTGGAAGAGTAAACCTCAAAAGTAGAGGACTCGAATGTCAACTTTCCCCAATCTTGCCGGAGTTGCAACGAAAGACCTGGTCGAGAACATCGGCACAGGCAAATTCAAAGCTTCTTACATCAACTGGTCACGCACCATGAACCTGCTGCGCACGCATGCGCCAGGCTGGCTGGTTGACTATGTGCCCTCTGAAGAGGGTTCCCTCCTGCACCGTGCCCCCGTCGGTGCTTACCTGCTGATTCGCTTCGTTAATGTCAATGACGGAACAACGACTCCTGCACTCCCGCAGGCAGTCATGGACCACCGCAACGCGGCCATCCCTTACGACAAGATCTCAGCACGTGACATCTCGGATACGCAACGTCGTGGTATGTGCATGGCTGCTGCTATGCACTTTGGACTTGCTTATGAACTTTGGGCCAAGCTTCCTCTTGAATCTGGATACTCTGCTCCAGCCTCTGACGAAGTAGCGCCTGCCCCAAAGGCACAGGCTGCCCCGGCTGCGACCAGGGAGGCCCCTGCAGCGGCGTCTGGTGGCACTTCTGAGGCTACGGAGGCCACGTTTCGCGAGTCCCTCCTTGAGAAAGGAGTTCACACAGTTGCGATCGACGCTTGCGTCGAAATTGTCAAATCCAGGCTCAACGGCGACTGGGCGAAAGGCACCAAGCAAGTCGGCTCCAAATCAGCCGAAGAGCTTAACGCCAAGTACGGTCCCAGCACCGACGACGGCGACGACTATTGATCAGGCGGCAGAGTCATTAGCTGCCTTTTTCAACGGCACACTATGCCATAACTGACCTTAATGGCCGGGGTGCTTGACACCCTGGCTTTTCTGGTCCATACTGTTCACATACCTCACGGAGGACCCGCAAATGTCTGACTGCATTCAATTTTGGCTCAACCAAGCCGGCTCTGTCCGGATGCTTGAGAAAGAGGAGCTAGTCGCCCTCTGCAACATGCGTGACAAGGCCGAGGAAGGCTCCCGTCAGTACGCAACCGTCATCAATCGCATCTGCGAGCACAACCTGCGTCTGGTGGCCAACCAGGTCAAGGGCTTTGTCGCTAAGCGCTCCAAGGTCTCCATGGCCAGCGAGATTGCCGCAGATCTGCTGCAACAGGGCTACTTCGGCCTGCGCCGTGCAGCCGAGAAGTACGACCCCAGTCGCGGCTTTACCTTCTCTACCTACGCTATCCCCTGGATCCGTCAAGCCATCCAGCGCTGGAGCATGTCCAACGAGCATGCGACCTACATTCCTGAATCCACCATGCGTGAGGTTCTGTATCGTCGTAAGCACGGCAAGCCCAGTGGCCAGAAGGGCGTGACCAATAACGAAAGCATCCTCATGGCTGCCAACCAGGTCATGAGCACTTGCTCTCTTGACGTTCGCCTCAACGACGAGGACGATTGCTCTCTGGTAGACATTGTGGGTGAGGAAAACCGTCTACTAAGCCGTACCACAGAGTTCGTGGACAACACCAAAAAGCTTCGTGACCTTATGGCAGAGTGCGGCATCGAGCCCAAGATCCAAGATCTCATGAACGTTTACGCCTCGCGTGGCAACCTCATGATCGCCGCTACCAGGTCTGGCGTTAAGGTCAAGGAAGCCCGCGGCATTGTCAACCAGACAATGGACACTCTGAAGGCAAAGCTGGAGGAAAAAGAGACCGCCAAGCGTGCTCTTATCAAAAAGCGCATTGGCGCTTGATATACTGAAGTATCACCTTTTTTAAGGAAACGAACCATGGCTGCAATTTCTATCGCAGGAACCGTCACCGGCAAACAGGGCGAACCGCCCGTGCAAATCCGAGAATTCGGAAACGGTGGCAAGGTTGCCTCTTTCTCCGTCATCGACAAAGAGTATTTCTACGTCAAGCAGGGCGACGAGCGTTATGGCCAGTTCTACCGCTGTGAAGTCAGTGGCAAGGCTGCCGAGATCGTTGAGGATCGTCTGAAGCGTGGTGACACCGTGGCCGTCCGTGGCCAGCTGGTGCAGCGCGAGTACAACGACAAGGTCTATCTGGACGTCAAGAACGCCTCGGTGACCTTCCTCACCTACCGCGACGATTCCGACCAGGGTGGCGGAGACAGCCCCTTCTGATCGGTAACATAGGGACGGCTACCCTTCAAGTGTCGTCCCGCGACCTCCAACCGAACGAAGATGAGACCCTCCTGGCAAAATCCAGGGGGGTTCTTCTTTTATGTGCTATGCTGGTTGTATCCCCAATGGAGGACACGAAATGGCTTTTGGATTCAACTGGGACGCCGGACAGGATGCTGAAATAGCTCCCGGCACAACTGGTCTGCTGTATGACGACACCCCACTGCTGACGCACGCCACTGTGCGCCCGTTCGTCTGGTCTGTTCTACTCGCTAGAGGCGCTGTACGGCCCTGTGAGGTGCTTGCATGCGTCACTCCGATATGTTCTGTCGAAGACCTGAAAAGCGGCTTCTCAGAGGAGATTGAGGATGATCGGTCTCGTGCTGAATGGCTGGTGGATGAGATTCTCGGCGAGATGACTTCTCATGGTTTGCTGCGCTACAACCCGGACAAGGACCTGTGGATCTTGACCAAGGGGCAGAACAACCAGAACCTGCCTACCATTATCAAGGCAGTGGCCGGTATCGATGGCCAGCTCCCCTTCCACCTGAACCTGGAGCGCAATGGCTAGACACGGCAAACAGAAGCGTGCTGCCCGCAAGCGTCGAGAGCGAGAGCACGAACAGTGGTACAAAGAACAGTCCGAGCAGGTCACTGATCCAAAGGGTGGCCAGTTTTACGTTCTGCTTTGGCCCAACATGGAGAAGGTCAAAGGGCTAAACTGGAAACAAGCGGAGGAGATCTGGCGCAACCACACCGATCGCGCCATGATCTTTGCCATGCAAGACGACATCAAACGAGGTTAACCATGGGACGCTTTCTCAAGGACGGCGAATTCAAGCCAAAGCCGTCAACAGTCAAGAAGTCCGAGCGCATGCAAGGACCCATCACATTCGAGACCGCACTCCGCAAAGGCACGCCTGTCAAGGTGTTTGTTGGCGCAGGGTGGGAAAAGTGCACGGTGGTAGAATGGAGCAAGAATCGTGTCATGTGTAAAGCTGCCCGTGGCGGACGCTCTATCGTGTGCTACGATGCTAGAAACTTGGAGGTACTCTCATGACCGACATGATCAATCCCAACCACTACCGTGGTGACCGCCAGTTCGAGCCCATCGCAGTCATCGAAGACTGGGGTCTCAACTACCGACTCGGAAATGCTCTCAAGTACATCTCCCGCAATGGGAGAAAGCCTGGTGAGGATCCGATTGAGGGCCTGAAGAAGGCTATCTGGTACCTGGAGCGCGAGATTGCTGCTCTGAGGCCCAGCCAGTACTCCGTGACCTACGAGGACGTCCTGGAGGACTTTGCGGCTTGTGCAGCTGAAGGCACTGCGCGAATCAATGGCTATGGCGAGATGCAGGACGACGGCCCCGTAGGTGGCCTGGGTCTTGATTATCTCGGCGACGCCGAGTGGGACTCTGATTGGGACGACTGCGGTATCAACGCGGCTCAACCCGTTCCTTTCGATGGCTCTGAGGACATTCTCTCCTTTGACATCGACTTCGGCGACTACGAGCCCTACAACAACGGCACGAGCATCAACCTTCGCAAGAAGAAGGAAGAGTTCAACGGTCGTGAGGTGGCTTCTGCCTTTGACTACAACGACTTCTGGTACGGCTCTGCCAACGCTTACGAGAAGTTCGACGTTGACGAGGACTACATGTGGGATCCCTGCCTGGGCCCTGTGGAGCTGACCGAAGAAGAGATCGAGGCCACGCTGAAGACTAAGGATCTAGAGAAGTTTCAAGCAGACGAGATCGTCTCCACTTTTGACCGCCGCGGCCTGATCATCGGCGTCAAGAAGGACGGTTCTACCTGTCTGCTTGGCGACAACGGTAGGTGCAAGCAATGATCTATCTGGAGATCTGGCACCCTCTGTTCTCCAAGGCAAGACCCCGTGTTACGGCACGGGGTACTTTCATGCCTAAGGCGTACAAGGACAATCAAAAGGCTCTCCTGGCCAAGGTCAAGGAGCAGTACGACGGGCCTCCTCTAGTGGGGCCTCTTCGCGTTGAGATGGAGCTGCACGGCGAAGGTCGCGCTGACATCGACAACGTGGTGGGCGCTTTCTTCGATACCGTTAATAAGGTACTATGGGAAGATGATCGAATCAGCATCATTCCTGAATTGTCCGTCCGCTGGACGAAATGCAAGAAGGAAATGTCCTGCTGGTACGTTCGTATTATCCCCATAGGTGAAGAACAGGAGGACTTGTTCTGATGCGCAGTAACCGCAGAATCGCCGACCTGGCTATAGCCGCTTGTGTTGACTCGTACTACCAGTACGGCGTCATCGCGACCGGCCATGAGACCTATGCCAGGGCCAAGACGCTGAACGTTGACAATAGTCAGGTGACCGTCTATCGGGGTGATAAAGTCAACATCCTGGCGTTCCGCGGTACTGACGATCCTCAGGACTGGATGGAGAACTTCGACCTCTGGCCAGCCCGTGCTCACAAAGCCCACGCATACGAGGCTATGAGGCCCTTTGTGCCCGCACAGGAGGCCAAGGTCCACGGAGGCTTTTACAAGACGTACAAGCGCTTACAGCCGTCCCTCAGGACGATTATTGACGACCTAGATGATCAGGACAGCAGATGGCTGCTCACGGGGCACTCCATGGGCGGCGCCGTGGCCTGTATCGCAGCTATGGCGATGCGCTGGGAGCATGATCCTGACGTTGTGACGTTCGGGGCTCCTCGCTGGGGTAACCAGCACGCTTGCTGGATCGCTAATCAGAAGACCCGCAGCATGCTTCGCTTCGTCAACAACTGCGACCTGGTGCCTGCCCTACCGTCTCCTCTTGGCCCCTGGCGCCACAGCTCACCGGCTATCAAGCTGCATGGTGACGAGTGCAACCCTTTTTCAGCACACCTAGTTTTCGACTACCGAGTTGGCTTGGTTAGATATACTGGTTAAAATGCACACGAAAACTCATGGCCGAGGTTATCTATAACCAGTCGGACTTCGATTACCGTCGCGAAGCCGGTTGCAATCAGTCAAGCCTCAAGAAGATCCTGGAGAGCCCAGCGCATTACCAGGCAGCACTGAAGTTCAGAATGATCCCTACTCCTGCCATGGAGATGGGCACAGCACTGCACTGCCTGAGCCTGGATGGTCAGGATGCCTTCGATAACGGCTACATCAAGAAGCCGGATGGTATCAAGCTGAACACCAAAGAAGGTAAAGCGTGGAAAGAATCCTGTGGGCGCAAGAAGGTTCTAGCGTCTGGCGGCAAGGATGACCCTTGGGGCAGCGTACTTGGCATGGATGCCAGCCTGAAGCGACTTGCTTGGTTCGATCCTACCCAGAAGGACTACATCAAGCACAACGAGGTCTCTATCTACTGGGAAGACCACGGCGTCAACTGCAAGGCACGCCTGGACCGGGTGCTGATCGAGGAGGGTATCGTCCTTGACCTTAAGACCACCGACAGCGTGGATTACGAGACCTTTATGAAGAAGGTTGTCAATCTCGGCTACGACTTCCAGGCCGCCTACTACGCCCGTGCAGCAGAGCGTGCATACGGCAAGCCATTCCGCTTCATCTTCGCCGCTGTAGAGCGCAAGGCGCCTTACACCGTGGATCTCTTCGAGGCTTCACCTGAGATGGTAGCGGAGGCCACCTACAAGGTCGACAAGGCCCTGAAGACGTTCGCTGAGTGCGAGAAATCTGGCGAATGGCCCAACCGGGAGCCCAGGATCCACAGCTTGGAGTACCCAGGCTGGTACAAGTCTGCTATAGTGGAAGAGCCAACCACAACCGAGGAGGACGTCTTCTAATGAACCTCTGGGAAACCGACGACTACGACGGCGAGCGCATCTCCGTCTTCTTGGACTGGGAGACCATCGACAACCTGCAGCAGGACTGCGATGGTGCTACAATCCAACTGCCCAAGTGGGCACTCGACCGCATTATCCAGACCTACCAGGAGGAATTCTGATGACCCGTGAAATCCACTCCGCTTCATTCGTGTCGATCACTCCTGATGCCGAGGAGCAGATTGTTTATATGGCACGAGTCTCGAACCCGAAGAACCAGGCAAACATGGAGACAGCTCCACGTTTGATCCGCTATCTGATCAAGCACAAGCACTGGTCCCCATTCGAGATGGCTAGCCTGCAGGTCGAGATCAACACTACACGGGCAATCGCGGCTCAGGTGCTGCGCCACCGTAGCTTCTCGTTCCAGGAATTCTCACAACGCTACAGCGCTGTCGGCGATCTGCCTGCTATCGGCCTGCCTCATCTGCGCAGCCAGGATCTCAAGAACAAACAAGCGTCACACGATGACCTTGATCCAGCTTTCACCGAGCTGATGGAGAAGAAGATCAACACGCTGTACCACCAGAGCCTCGATCTCTACGAGTACATGCTGGAGCGGGGCGTGGCCAAGGAATGCGCTCGTTCCATTCTGCCCCTCGGCTCACCCACCCGGATCTACATGAGCGGCACCATCCGGTCATTTATCCATTTTTGCCAAATCCGCTGCGGTGAGGAGACACAGCTGGAGCATCGCCTGATCGCTAACGACATCAAAGGCATCCTTGAGGAGAAGCTCCCCAACGTCTACGAGGCAGCGTTCACATGATCATCGCCCTGGCCTTCGCCCTGCCGATGGGCACCACGTTCCACGACAGCAAAGGCCGCCCAATGGTGGCCCTAGCCTGTCCACTAACTGCACGAAGGGGCCTCTAGGCCCTTTTTTATTGCCTCGGCATACTATCCCAGCTAGAGAGATTCCAGCCGTGACAAGCGATCCGAACAGTTGGAAGGAGGTTCAGGCCCCTTACAACCCAGGCCCAATTACTAATTTTCAGCGGGGCTACAAGGTTCGCGATGCAGGACGGCATGAGAATAGCGATCAATACCGTGCTTTCCAGTACTATATGGCCATGGGCAGTGGCCGCAGCGTGACGCAGACAGCAGAGTACGCAGACGTCTCCGAGCCCACCATTCGCGACTGGATGAAGCGCTACCAGTGGGAACGCCGTGCAGCCAGCCATGATCAGAAGCAGATGGCTCTGGCAATGAAGGACGCCACCAAGCTTGAGCGCACCAAGCACCGCAAGGCTATCGAGGACTTCCGCCGCTCCAACGAGGAGCAGGCCCGCCTGATGATGGACGTGTCGTCTGATCTAATGGCCATCGTGCAGAAGCGCATCCAGGAGGCTGACGAGGAAGGCGAGAAGATCCCCATGGGTCTGCTGTCAGGCCTTATCCGTGCAGCCGCCAACATCTCTGACTCTGGCCGCCAGGCTTGGGCAACCTCTCTTGGTGTGAACGAACTGATGCAGGTCGTCGACCAAGAGCTTGAAGAGGCTCAGGTCGAAGTACTTGACGAAGACGTTTACGACATCCCGCTCGACGAATAATGGCTGCCAAACTAGGAAAAGATTATCTGGAGCTTGCTGCCAAAGGCCAAGGCCTTGTCAAGGAAGTCAAGCAAAAGAAGGCCGACAAAGGGCCCGGCAAAGACGTTGTGCTGTGGAAGTTCATCCGCAAAGTGTTCCCGCAGTACAAGTTCTACAAATTCCACGCAACTTTAATTGAACAACTCCAAAAGGTCATCAATGGTGAATGCAAACGCCTCATCCTCCAGGTCCCGCCGCGACATGGAAAATCGCTTCTTGCTTCGCAGCTTCTTCCTGCTGCTTACCTGCTTGCTCACCCAGATCGGTACGTCGGAATTACGTCCTACTCAGCCGAACTGGCGGAGGGATTCTCACGCAAAGCTCGTGAGTACTTCAAGGAGTCCGGCGGGCTCATCAACCAAAACAGCCAGGCGGTTAACGCATGGGGAACTGAAGGCGGCGGTGGCCTCTGGGCTGCCGGTGTGGGCGGTGCCGTCACTGGCCGCTCTGGCCATCTACTGATCATCGATGACCCGGTCAAGAACCGCGAGGACGCCGAAAGCGCCCGCATGATGGACAAGCTCAACGACTGGTATACATCCACCCTGTACACCCGTCTTGAGCCCCAGGTCGGAGCAATTGTGGTCATTCAGACCCGGTGGTCAGAGAATGACATGATTGGCCAGCTCCTGGAGAACGAGATGAACGTTTCCGAGAAAGGCCGCGAGAATTGGACCATTGTGGACCTGCCAGCCCTGTACGAGGAGGAGGACGACCGCCCCAAGCTTCCTGAGCACTGCGAGGTGGTCCCCGACTGGCGCGAAGAGATCGGCGAGGCACTCTGCCCCCAACGTTATGGCCAGGACGACCTAGAGCGCATCAGAGAGGCCGTGGGCTCCCGCGACTTCGCTTCTCTGTACCAGCAGCGTCCCGCTCCCGAAGGTGGCAACATGTTCGCCCCGGAATGGTGGCAATACTACAGCTGGGATACGCCCATGCCCGACTTCCAGCGGGTTATGCTGTCGGTTGACGCCACGTTTACAGCTACATCTAAGAGTGACTATGTCGTCGGCGCCGTCATTGGCCAGGCAGGTAGTCAGTTCTACGTGCTGGATCTGGTCAGAGAGAAGCTCGATGTTGTCGGGACCATGGCAATGATTGCCAGGATGTATAAACGACACCAGCTAAATGGCTGCCTGATCGAGCTTGCGGCATCTGGCTACGCTGTACATCAGATGATGGCCAAGAAAGTACCAGGATTGATCGGCGTGCGCCCCGAGAAGAGCAAAGAAGCACGTGCTGCAGGTATTGTCCCCAGCGTCGAAGCTGGCAACGTCTATCTGCCTGCTAGCGCCCCCTGGCTTGACGCTTTCCTGAACGAATTTGCGCTGTTCCCCGCCTCCAAGAATGACGATATGGTGGACGCCATCACCATGGGATTGAACTACATGATGCAGCGTTCTGCACCGCAGATGACATCAGTCACCTGGGGCCGCGGAGACAAGGTGCTGCCTGGAGTTTCGCAATATAACGCTTGGTAAACTGGGTGTACATATATATGAAACCATGGCTCGCAAACCACCACGGTTTCAGATGTCGCCTGAGCAACAAAAGCTTGCAGCAGACAATCTGAACCTGGCTCGGCGGGAAGCGTGGCGAATGCAAAGATCGACAGGCATCGAGTACCACACACTTGAGTCAGTTGCCTTCGAGGGTCTTTGCAAAGCTGCCTACCGATATGATCCAGACCGCCCTCATCCCGTGACGGGCAAATCGATGAAGTTTAGCTCCTTGGCTGTACCCACAATCCGTGGCGAGCTGCTTCACTGGGTGCGAGACAAGACGTATGCGGTTCGACTGTCCCATAAGATGCGTGAGCAGTGGGTCAAAGGCCGTAAGATGCTGTATCGTGGCGCCACTGATCTTGAGATCGCTGTGGCACTGAATATCAGCAAGGAAGACTGGCTCGAAGTTCGTAAAGTCTGTAGTGGTCCGCCGCTGGAGCTGAAGGAACAGGCTAAGCCCACTGAATCGCTAGAGCCGAGCGAAGTTAACTTCGGGGAACTTTATCTGTCAGCGGCTGAAGACGCCATCAGCTCTCTGGCCGATGTGCACGGCGACAGCATTAACCAGCTGGAGGTCTATGTGGCAGGCAATGCCAGCCGGATCCCACGGGACTCCGTCGACGAGCTACTCGCTCAGGCTGGTTGTCACTCCACTGACTGGAGCAAGGTCGAGATCGAACTGCTGGAAGGCTGGGAAGATCTGGGTAATGATCGAGTGCAGGGTTGCCTGTTCTAGATCAATCTGATAGGATGGTTGTATGGGAATTTCTACTGCAACCATCGAGCGCCTTAAGGCTGCTCCTATCAGCAAGGTGGTCGAGGCTCTCGGCGGCAAGCTCAAGCGTGTCGGTCGGGAATTCGTCACCCAATGCGTGTGGCACGAGGACACCAACCCCTCGCTGACCATCAATGACCAAAAGGGCTTCTGCTTCTGCCACGTCTGCCGTGGTGGTGGGGATGCCATCAAGTATGCACAGGAAGCTAAGAAGCTGAGCTTCCCGGATGCTGTTGACCTGACTGCATCCATCCTGGGCGTCAACGTTGAGCGAGATGACGTTGACCCTGAAGTAGCTGCCAAGCGCAAGGCTGAGAGAGAAGCCGCACTGGCCAAGCTGCAGGAGGAGCAGGAGAGCTACCGGTACCACCTGCGCCATGAGCGTGCTGGTCGTATCCGCCAGATCCTGAAGGACCGGAACATCCTGGGACCCACCAGCAAGGAGTTCGGCCTGGGCTACGCGCCACAGGGTGAGTTTGGCGGACGGATCACCATTCCTATCTACGACCACCGCGGTGCACTGGTCGGCTTTACCGGCCGCACCACCAAGGATCAGCCTGGCAAGTACAAGAACAGCGCAGATAGCTTCATCTTCCAGAAGAAGCAGCTGGTATTCAACGAGCAGCGTGCCGTAGAGGCAGCTCGCGAAGCCGGTTGTATCGTCGTGGTTGAAGGTCACCTGGACGTGGTGGCTATGTGGCAGGCAGGCATCAAGAATGTCGTCGCTATGCAGGGCACAGGCGCCCCTGACCCGCTTGTACTGGCTCGTCTGGCTCGTAGTGCCAAGAACTTTATCCTGTGCTTTGACGGCGACGCTGGAGGTAAGAAGGCTGCAGAGCAGTTCATCTCTGTCGGTGGCCACATGGCGCTCAAGGGTGAGATCACCATTAACGTCTGCTCTCTGCCTGAAGGCATGGACCCTGACGAGGTGATTCAGTCTGGGCAGGATCTATACAACATGATCGCCTCAGCTCCGTCCTGGCTGGACTGGACTATCGACAACTGGGCCGCGGCACTTGATAAGGACGATACCGCTATGCTCACAGAAGTGGAGAAGAAACTGCGCCAGCTGATTGATGGCATGCAGTCCAAGGCTCTGCGGGCACACTATATCGACAAAGCGGCAAGGGCACTCACCAAGAATGAGAAGGAAGCTGAGAAGCTTGCGAAAGAGTGGGGCAACAAGACCTTTATCCGGGAAACCGTGGACTGGCGGCCCCGTACTCCTCAGGAGGCACGGGTAGCAGCTGAGAAGCGGATGCTCCGGATCTGGGTCCACCGGCCTCAACACCGCGAGTTCCTTGCTCCTCTCATGGAGCGGGTGACGCATCCACCACTCATGTGGTTGGCCAAGCGCCTCGCCGAACTGCAGGAGCACTGCGCAGCCGACTTAACTCCTCACAGCGTTATGGCTGTGGTTGCAGCAGCTGAGCCACACTTCCTGCATCAACTCCGTACCATTGTCCGTCCCAATGTAATAATTGATGACAGACACGGTGTATTACAACATCTTCATGGTACACTGACCAAAGACCTGACACAGGACTCTCCACAATGAGCTTAACCCCAATCTCTCATCTACACGATGAGGTGGTGGAGCTTTATGAGCAGACGGGGTCATACCTCGGCACTGCTAACAAGCTCTACGAGAAACACCCGTACCTCGCTAAGCCTAATCAGCTGCGAATGTACATCAAGACAGAGCTGACCGGTCCCGTCGTGGATCACGAGACTCTAGCTGAGAACGTCCGTCTCGCCAAGGCTAACCAAGGCCTGGCTGACAAGAACCGTATCGCTGGCAAAGCATTCCGCGAGCATGCACGAATCGAGAACGCAGTCGAAGCCTATAGCGAAGCCATCCTGGCAGAGCTTAAGGTCCACGGCTCAGCTCTTGGTGATTGCCCTCGCCGCACTGGGCCTCTTGACCCGGATGCTCCTGCACTCGTGGTACACCTCAGCGATAACCACTTTAATGAGCTGGTCAACCTGCCGACCAATCGCTTTGACTTTGAAGTCGCAGCGAAACGTCTGGCACTTCTAGCTCAAAAGGCTAAGCTCCTGGGCCGTGCCTATGGCGCTGAGCGTATCGTCGTCTTCTTCGGCGGTGATCTTATGAACAGCGACCGTCGTCTCGACGAGCTGCTGGCCATGAGCACCAACCGTGCCCGTGCTACCGTGCTGGCCGTCCACCTCTACAAGCAGTTCCTGATGGACCTGCGGTCCGAGTTTTTCGTGGACGTGTTCGGCGTGACTGGCAACGAGTCACGTGCCAAGGAGAACCTGGGCTGGGTCGATGTGGTAGCTACCGACAGCTACGACTTCACCATTTACGCGATGCTGCAGGCGATCTTCGATGCCAACGAAGACTCTGGTCTCCGCTTCAATGACTTCCAAGCCAATGAAGTGGTCTTCCAGATCCATAACGAGACGTTCCTGGGCGTGCATGGCCATCAGGTCAACGCAACCGATCAGAAGAAGTGTCAGGCCATCATTGGCAAGTATGCGGCCAAGGGCGTGAACGTTACTCACATCCTCTGTGGCCACATTCATGCGACTGTCATTTCTGACTACGTTTCTCGCAACGCCTCTCTCGTGGGCTCTAACGCCTATTCTGAGGAGGCACTGGGCTTCGTGTCGAAGGCAGCCCAAAACATCCATATCGTCACGCCTCAGGG